CCAACCAAACACCATGTCCAGTCCTGCCATCACTTTCTTCAGTTGATGTGCATTGTTTCCATCTTTGTAGTGATGGTTTTCAGGATTCAGGAACCACTGTGGAACATCTTGATATTTCTTGACCACCATACAAGGTGGAACTGAAACATCAAATTCATCATCCCAAGTGTGTTTTGTTGCACCAAGGATTTCAGCAGACAACTGAACCTTGGTCTTTCCAATGTCTGACAAAGGTCTTTTGTACATCTTTATCAGTTCCATTTGTGCATTGAAGTCATCAATTCTTTCAAGGAACACTTCAATGGTCTGTTCCACATCATGTCTACAATATTTCAGGACTTCCTGAAGTTCTGATTCAGTCAGTTTCCTGTCTATATTGAAAGGGACAGATGTTTCTTTGATATTATTTCCCATTGAACCTTCAAACCACTTCAGACCCCTGTCAATGTTGGACATGATGTCATAGTTATAAAGTGGAATTCTGTTGAACAGATTTGAAAAAGAATATCCTGACCTTCCCTTTTCAATGATGTGGTCATTGCATTCCTTGGGATTCAGACCTGCAAGAATTGCCTTCAAAATGAATTGGTCATAACCCCTTGAATTGAATCCAACCCAAATGTCATGGTCATGTTCCATGTAAAAATCTTCTAATTGGTCAGGGTCATTGATGATGTCAGTTTCCTTCTGATTGTCCATATCCATCAGGACAACCATCCAGTCATATTTGAATACTTCAAAATCATAAAAAATCATCAGTTCACCCTTTCTTCTTCAGAATCCCTGTGTGCTTCACTGAATTAGTTCAGCACACAGGGCAAAAAAATTTCAATTATGCTTCATACACTTCTTTGATTGTGTAGATAGGGAAGTCCTTCTTTGACTTCTTATATTCCAACAGGAATTCAAGGTTTCCATCAACCTGTTCCATGATGTCAAGAATCACATTGTTGTACTGCTCATAATCTTTGAATTCAACATCATCCATGACTTCAAGACTTCTTAAAAACTTGTTGACAATTCCAATCTGAAATCCCTGTGTGATAACCTGATTCATGAACAGACACTGATTTTCATGGTCACCTGCAAGGATTCTGAACTGTGCTGAAAACATAGGGTCACCCTTGGAAGATTCCTTCAGTTCCATCTTGTCAATCTTCACTTCATAGGTTCCAACAGGAACTTCAGGATAATCACCTGAACCACCATTCTGTTCTGCTTCCTTTGCATCCTTTGCAAGACCTTCTGTGTCCACATTCTTGTTCCACTTGTCAAAAATACTCATAGTTTTAGTTTCCTTTCTGATAATTAGTTTTTAGTGAATTAGTTTCTTGTTCTTCTTGTCCTTCTTGTTCTTGTAGGTGCTTCAGACTTTTCACCTTCATCTGCAACTTCTTCCTGACTGTCATCAGATGCAGGAACTTCTTCCTGTTCTTCCTTCACTTCAGGTTCCTGTTCACTGGATGCCCTTCTGACCCTTCTTCTTGTAGGTGTTTCTGAAGGTTCTTCTGAAGGTGCTTCTTCCACAGGTGCAGATTCTTCTTCCTTGACTTCTTCAGATGCCTTCTGAACAGGTTCTTCTGCCTTCACCACCTTCTTTCCTGCATTGGCTTCATCATAGACTTCCATCAATGCATTCCAGTCCAAAGGAATCTGTGTCTTGGATATATTCTTCAATCTTCCACCACCAAAAATCATTTCAGTGGATTTGAAAGAAAGAATTCTTGTGTCATCATCTTCAACAACCACCCTTGCAACAATGTCCACCATTCCTGCAATCTTGTTTGCAACCTTTTCCTGAAGATTTGGTTTGATTGCAGTGATTTTGTCACCACCCTTCTTGGTGATGTCCTTGGACATGTCTTCATGTGAAATCAGAATGATGTTTTCATAGTCCAAATTCATCAATCTTCTGATTGTTGAAAGAAATTCTGTTCTAACCTTGTCCCATGCCTTGAAGGAATCATCAGATTCATGTGTGATTCCCATTTGGTCATACATGTACAACCTGCACTGTTCATAGGTGTCTTCAAGAAGGTCAACAACTATGGTCTTGAAGTCATTTCCACCCTTTTCCAGTTCTGCAATTGCATCCTTGAAGTTCTTCCATGCAAGAACCTTGATTCTGCCTTCATAGGTGTCTTTTATGTGGATGTAGGGCATTGTGACAAACTGAATGTTTCCATCAGTGTTCAGGTTCAGTGGATTTGGTGCAGAATCAACAAAGGTTGTCTTTCCTGAAAATGCAGAACCATAAATCCACAACTTTCTTTTGACTGTCTTTCCAATCTGTCTTCTTTCTGTACTTGGTAATAACATTGTGTTATCTCCTTTCATGCAATAATCTTGATATTCACACCAGTTGCAAAGAAATGATGGTTTCTTTGGAAATTCCTTTGCATTCTGAATTGTGACTGTTGTTTCAAAGAACTGGATGACCTTCTGTGGGTCATAAATCACTTCCCTGATTTCCACTTCCTGTTCTTCCAGTTCATTCAGGATTCTTTTCCTGAAGTCTTCCAAGGTTTCAGTCTTTCCCTTCTTGATGGTCACCTTTGGGACAAACACAAAGAACATCTTCCTGATTTTTCTTCCAGTGCATTGTTCACAGAAATATTTGTACACATGCAACTGATTTGATTCCATGTAGTGTTCTTTGTTGTTGGAATACTTGAAGTCATACAGGTCAAACTGTCCATGTGGAAGTTCTGCATCATGTTTGGTGCAGGGAACCAACAAATCCATTGTTCCTTCATACCAATCATTTTGCATGTTGACTTCATGCAATCCTTCAGGCAACATCTTTTTCACAATAGGAATCCAATGTTCCAATTTGATGACTTCATTGATGTGTTCATCAGTCACTATTGGATATGACATCAGGTATTCATCAATTGCAGTCTGAAGGTCTATTTCCTGACCCCTGTGAAGACAAGTTCCAATCTTCAGTGCATTTGCAGGGTCATCTGTTTCAATGACTTCAAGTCCTTGTCTGTATCTGAAATCATATCTTGCAGGACACTGTTCAAAACACTGTGCAGTTGAAAAATGCATCTTGTCCACTATTTATCACCATCCCTTTTGTCCCTTGTTATCCATGAAATAACAACCAAGGTCACACAGATAATCAAAGTGATTTGTGTACCTGTTCCCATTTTGACCACCACCTTTCTTTCAATTCTTCATAAATGTCCAATGTTCTTTCAATATGGTTCCCTTTGACTGCTTCCACCAGTTCTTTGAAAGTGTCAAAGTCTTCAGGATATAGAAGAATTCCAAAACCATCTGCATCATGTATCTTCTTCAGGTTGACAATCTGAAGGTCTGAAGGTTTTCCTTTGTCTGCCTTCAATTCAATACCAACAAACCATCCACCAATACATGCGAGAAGGTCAGGGATTCCATCTTTGGTGAACTTCTTTCCAGTCAGGGATTGTCCTGACCAATACTTGACATACCAACAACCTTCCTGTTTCAAGAAATCCTTCACCTTGTTTTCAAAGTTCTTTTCCTTCATCCTGTCACCTATTTGACATCAAACCTGATGGATGCCTTCTTTGCACCAGTGGTCTTTGGATAATCTGCAAGAAGTTCCTGATACAATTCAGGTTCCTTTTCTGCCATTGCATCAATGTCAATGGTCTGTTTGCCTTCTGAACCTGCAACCCTGATGATTTTCAGGAACTGATTGTCAACAGACTTGATTCCATAGTCATCCATGACCTTTTCAAGTTGCTTCTTGACCTTCTTTTCATCTTCTTCCAGTTTCTTCTTTGCCTTGACTGTTTCTGACAAGGACTTCATCACTGACAAATACTGTTTTTCCAGTTCAGTGATTTCCCCTTCTGTGAATCCTTTGGATTCATCCAATGCAACAATTTCAGTTGTCATCTTCATTCACCATCCTTTCATTGATTCTTGCCTGTATAGACAGGACTGATTTTGTATAATTGGTTTCAAAGATTCCCTGTTCCCACAAGGTCTTTGCACCATCTTCACCCATGTTATATGCCATCAGGACAAGTTCAGGGTCTTCATACTTTTCAAATAGTTTTCTTAAAATGAACACCCCTGACCTGATATTCCACATAGGGTCAAGAAAATCTGTGACACCAATGGTCTGATTCAACCATTCATGATTGACCTGATTGATTTGCATTAGTCCATAGTCACCAGTGTCTGAAATCAGGTCTGATTGATAATTGGATTCCTGTTCAATGACTGCAAGAACCAGTGTCCAATCTATGTTGTAACCTTTACAGATATAAAAGATGAACCTTTGTGTTCCTTCATCCAGTGGACAATCCTGAAGTAGTTCAAAATCGTATTCATCACCACCCCAATCAAGGGAAATTTCATGTGTGAACACCCTGTTGTCATAAGTTCCAAAGACCTTGAACCTGTCTTCAACCACTTCCACAGGTATTTCTTCAGTGGTGATGGTTTCCTGAACCAGTTCATCAGGTTCTTCTGTGAACACCCTGTTCAGAACTGAACCAAAGAATCCACCAACCAAACCAATGACAATCCAACTGATAAAAAGTTCAATCAATGCCTTCCTTTGATTTTTCTTCATAAGTCATCACCTTCTTCCACAAAGGTCTTTGAATACCAAACAAAGGGAATCATCATCACAAATCCAATCAGGCAGACCTTAATGGTCTTTGATATTGGATAAATCACACCAATTTCATCTGCATAGTCCTGTGTTCCAATTCCACCAACTACCAAGAAGAAACCCAAGAAAAACATGATTGAAGTCACCCATTTAATGACTGTTGCAATTCTGTCTAAAAAGTTCATCTGTGAAATCCTTCCTTTCCTGCAAGGTCTGAAGAATCTGTTCTTCAATTGACCCTTTGCAAGTCATCTGATAATAGAAACAAGGTCTTCCTTGACCAATCCTGTGAATCCTTTTCTTGGACTGTTCAAACTTTTCTGAAGACAATGGAAGCGTGAAATATACAATCTTGTTTGCCTTCTGAAGATTCAGTCCCATTGACCCTGCCTGATATTGAATCAGGGTCACTGAATCGTCTTCCAGTTCATAAGAATTCAGGTTCTTCCTATATCCACATATCACTGATACAGGTCTTTGATATTCCTGACAGATGCCTTCCAAAATTTTTAGTTCTTCATTGAAGTTGTAGAAGACAATCAATCTGTCCTGTGTGGATTCTAACAGGTCAATGAATGCATCCTGTTTTTCCTTGGAATATATTCCACACAACATTCTTGCATTCAACATCTTTGTCAGGATTGTGTCACCAAGAAGTTCCACTTCATTTCCTTCCTTGTCAGTCAGATACAAGACATCATTTTTCATGAATCTTTTGTATTCCTTTGAAGAATCAACCCTGATGTTGATGAAATTCTGTTCAGGAAGGTCAAACACTTCTTCAGTCTTCATGAAAACTGCACCATGTTCCCTGAACTTCATCTTCAATCTGTCAATGTTCTTGTATGGGTCATCCTTGTCCACAATCTTATGTCTTTTCCCTGAAGAATCTTCTTCTGTCAAAGTCCAATTGATATATTGTTTTGAATAAAGGTCTTCAGATATGTTCCATCCAAGAAGATGACCTTGTGTCCATAGATTTTCATATTTACCACCAACAGGTGTTCCTGAAAGAAGAATCACATTCTTTGGATTCATCTTCATGATGAACTTGGTCTGTTTAGCATCTGAATTCTGAATCAGACTGGATTCATCCAACATCAGTGTGAAGTTTTCAAGTTTCAAAAGGTCTTTCCTTCTCCATGCAAGTTCATAATTGATAATACCTATGTACTGACAAGGGTCAGGATTTTCCTGCAAGTAGGTTTCCCCTGTGCCTTCATCCATCACTTCAAAATACTGTTTCCAGTCCTTGACTACATTCATGAACTGTTCCAGTTCTTTCTTCTTGGTCAGGTCATAGACTTCTATGAAATATGGAAAACCTGAATAATTCTGTTCAATGTGGTCTTTCCAGTCCTGAATCTTGGACTTCTGACAAACAATCAGGTTGAATGTACTACCAAGACCAATCATCTTTTCTGACCCAACAAAGGTCTTTCCAAGTCCCATGTCCAAATAATATGCAACCCTGTTCATTCCTTCAGTCTGCTTCAGAACATCTTCTTGGAATTGATACAACTTCACTGTCTATCACTTCCCTTCTTCCAAGGTTTCAAACTTCCTTCTGTTGATGTAATAGGTGAACCTGTGTGGTGACATCCTGACTGCATATCCCCAAGGGAACAATCCCTGTTGAAGACCAATCCTGATGAACTGTTCAGATGCACCCATCCTGATTGACACTTCCTTGACTGTCATCCTGTCTTTACTCATAAGAACCACCAAGACCAAGGAAATCAATCAACTTCTGTTTCATTTCAGTTGCAACCCTGTTTCCATTCATGATGTCATAGATATAAGAAGCACTGACACCAAGTTCAGATGCAACATCACTGATGGAAAGACCCTTGTCAATCAGGGCATGTCTGACATCCTTTTCAAAATCAGACATGTTCCTTTCAGACATCTTGATTCCTGCCATTTCTGCACCTTCCTTTCTTCTATTGATAATGTACAAAGTGTTGAACTAATTCAGCAAAAATCATTGACATCTTGCAGAAGATAATCTATACTAAAACCGCCACAGTTGTAGACAGAACAAGTCCCACTTTTTCTGTCAATAGATTATGCTGAATAAGTTCTGCACCTGTCATTTATACTATCAGAACATATTCAGTGTGTCAATAGTTTTTGCTGAATAATTTCAGCATAATTTTTGGACAACTTTTGAATAAGTTTGTCAGAAAGGATGGTGTTTTGATGGTATTTATGGACAAACTGAATGACCTATGCAAGAAAAAGGGCATCAGTAAAAGAAAACTGGAACAGGATGCAGGTCTTGGAACAGGTTCCACATCCAAGTGGTCACAGTTCATGCCAAATCAGACTTCATTGAAGAAGGTTGCAGACTATTTTGGTGTTTCTGTTGACTATCTTCTTGGTGATTCTGATGAAATGGTGTCTGAAGAAATGATTCAGAACTTGAAAAGAAGAAGGGAATCACAATATGTGACTGGACTGAAGGAAACCAAGTCCATTCAGATTCCAGTTCTTGGAAAAGTGGTTGCAGGGATTCCAGTGGAAGCAGTTCAGGACATACTGGACTTTGAAGAAATCCCTGAAGAAATGTCATATTTGGGTCAGTTCTATGGACTGAAGATTCAGGGACATTCCATGGAACCAAGAATTTTGGAAGGTGATGTGGTCATTGTCAGAAAACAGGATGATGCAGAATCAGGTGATTTGGTCATTGTTCTTGTCAATGGTGACCAAGCAACCTGCAAGAAACTAATCAAGAACAAGGATGGAATCACCCTTCAGTCATTCAATCCTGCATTTGAACCAATGTATTTCAGTGCAGATGATGTGATGACAAAACCTGTTCAAATCATTGGAAAGGTTGTTGAATTAAGGGGAAAATATTGAAAGATGGTACACAAGGTACACATCAGACAGGGTGAAAACCCTTGATTTTGTTGAAGGTGTACCACTGTACCACTTGTACAAGGTACATTCTTATATTTTTTAATAATATAGAATAAAGATTGTATTTTTCATTTTTTCCTTAAAATAAAAAATATAAAGAATAGTATATAGTGGTACACAAGGTACAGGTGGTACACATGGTACAAAAAAAAGACCACCCTTGACTGCAATCAAGAATGGTCTTCAACCAGTAAAACAGAAAGAAGTCTTCCTGAAATACCAGTACACACATGAATTATATCAGGATTGACCCTTTCTGTCAGTAAAGAAAGGAAATTCAATCATGAAACTACCAAACAAATATGGTTCTGTTTATAAACTAAAAGGAAAAAGAAGAAATCCTTGGTGTGCAAGGAAAACTGTTGGATGGAAAACAAATCCTGACACACAAAAGGCAATTCCAGTGTACAAATACATTGGTTATTATCCAACCAAACAGGATGCACTTCAGGGTCTTGCAGATTATAACAATGACCCCTATGACTTGCACATCAAGACCATCACCTTGGAAGAAATCTATGAAAGATGGTCTGAAGAACACTTTCAGAAGATTTCTGATTCTAATATCAAGGCAACCATTGCATCTTGGAAACTTCTTCAGTCACTTTGGGATTGTCCATTCATTGAAATCAAACTTGACCATCTTCAGAAGGTTGTGGATGAATCAGGAAAGAACAGACCAACCCTGAAGAAACTGAAGTCCAC